CATCGCCCAGTTGTTTGAGCAGAACCATAGCCGCTTCGGCGCGTGACTTGTACAAAGCCACCAAGTCTTGCTCACCCTTCATGTAAGTGATTGCTTCCATGAGGCAGTAATTGAGAAGCGCGGTGTCAAAGTTATCACCAAGCCAAGTCGTCCCAGAAGTAACAATTGACTCTGGGTAGAAGTAATAGTGAAGCTCTAGGTCGTACTGAGCATCTGGAGTTGGCCCAACAAGGAAAGACAACTCCGCTGGCAAATCAGAGCGCGGGCCAAATAAAGAGTAATAAAGAGGCATTCCCGTATCTGTTGGACTTGGGTATGCCTCTCTAATATAACTTACATCTTTATTTAGCATGTAAGTGTATGAACCTGTACCATCAATAACAGCAAACGAATACGTTGCCAAAAAATCAGTTGGGCAAGATATGTATTTGATGTTTGTTGTTGTGATACCGGTTACGTTTTTACGAAGCGATGGCAGTTGCGCTGAGTTATAGATTAACTGCTCTGCTTGCTCAACAAACCGATTGAGAATAGAAGGCGTCGTTGAGTAATCAAAACTATTCTCAGCATAGTTTTGAATTGACGCTACTAACTCAGTATAAGTCACGCCATCGGTCCCCGAGCCATCGTGCCTTTAGTGGCGCAGCCAGTACCACGGATTTTCATTCCGGTAGTCTTGGCTTCTGGATACGGCTTAGTCCTAAACGGCCCAACGCTTAGGCACTCATCTTCTACCTTAGCGCGGTTACCTTTGCCATAGCCGTTGTTGCTTAAATCTACGCCAGACTTGCCTGACATCTGATGCGGCGGCGCGTATTTGGAAGCGGGTCCAACTTCTTTGCCACCACGCTTCATGCTGTAGTCACCCATTACCGCCCCCGCTGGTTGTTTGCGCGGGCCATGTTGCGACCAACAGCTTTCATAGCTTGGCTGGTAACCCCACCCTTAGCCATTTTATGCATGCGCTTTTCGTGCCCTTGCACTTCTTTCCTTGCCTCTGTATCGGCAATCTTTTTTACGTCTGTACGGTTCATGGTAAATCCTAAGTCGTTGTGATGGTAACTGTGCCTATTTGAACATTCAAGGTCAAGTCATTTGGTGTTAACCCGTTGTCAATCCCTTGAGAACCGCCAACTGGATACCAGCCCCATTGGAAAACTCTACTGCCTTCTTCTGGATATCCGTTTTGCGTAATGTCCGTTCCGCTTGTGCTATTAGTCATAATACCGCTGTTTCCAGACTGATAATAGCTAACGTCCGGTCTTGGTTCTCTGACTGCTTGCGGGTCATACACGGGATAAAGCCCCAATGACAACTGCGGTTGGTCAGGGTCCCAACAAGTAGGACAAACTTTAATCTGAAAAAGTTTTGTTTTTACTACTTGTTTCTTTAACTCTGTAAGTTTGTACCGCTGACCGCATCGGTCGCATTCAGCAATTGCAAACTTGCCAGATGCATATCTGTTAGCCATCAGTAGAACATTTGTCTGGGAGCCAAGCGCAAGGAAGCCTTTTCACGGTCTTCGTCTGCGGCAAATCTAAACTGTTCTTCGTACTGCTCTTTGAGCATTGCGATTCTGTCTGCTGATTCCGGCTGCTTAACGCAGATATGGTATGCCAACCCGGCAACAATCGCAGGAATGAATCGAAACGGAATGTCGGCGGTTTTGGTTCCTGTCCCAGCATCTTGAATCCTTCGCATACGCCAGTAAACAAAGGTATAAGAATCCCCTGCGTTTGCCGTAGGCCAGATGTTAATAGTAGTGTTGTTAACTACCGTGATTGCCGCGCCCGCAGTGTGCGCCGCAGCCGTCGTGCCGTTCTGACCGCGATTGCAAAGCTGGAGCGTATTTCCCAGAACGCTGGTGTAATAAATTTGTTCGCTGCCAATCTGAATGTATCCTGCGGCTCCAAGAACGGAGCCATCACTAACAGTAACGGATGTGTCAGTTGCAGTAATTGTAGAAGAAAGAGTGATTCCTGCATCATAGGTGGCATTGGTTTGCCTGTTTATCCATACTTGGATAGGTCTACCTTGCGCTAACTTGTTTGGAATGGATGCGTAGGTTGACTCTGAAATCCTAGTGATGTTGATGTCGGTCTGATTGGTTGTCGTCTGGTTTTGCCGGATAACGTGGTCAAGCAGGTCAATGGTGTCTGCGGGCAACGGATAAGCAACCTGCCCCTGAACCAACGGAATCTCACCTTGCTCGATGGTCCATAGGTTAATACCCCTGTTGGCCCACTCGATAGTCATAATGTTTAAACTGCGTCGGGCTGTACGAAGTTGATAGCCCGTGCGAAGCTCCATCCCACAACGTTCATAGGCTTCCTCTGCCAGTTCATTGAATGACAGGTTAAACGTTGAGGTACCGGACGTACTCATCTAAATTTTGCCGTTTTCTTTGCAATCGTTTTGGGCTGCGCTACAAACTGCTTACCGGCTTTCTTGCCTTCTCTTTTGGCTTTGGTTGTCGCCGCATATTCTGCGGAGCTAAGACTATCAATCGCCGCACTAGGCAAATATCTTTCTCCCGTCTTGCTTGACGGTTTCCCAGACTTGGTGCGCCATTTCTGGTCACCCCAATCTTTAAGCGATTGCTGAGGACCTTTCATCTTGGGCCTGTTCGTGAGGTATGCCGTCCATAAAGTCTGAATAACCGCAAGTACAAATACCGTTTTTGTGTGCGGTACAGTCTTCTTCGTGCGGGTCTTGTCTAGCAAAATTTACAGCACTTTCTCCCGCTTCTTCGCGAGCCAAGTCTTCTAACTCTTCATATGTGCCACAAGTGCATGGCCCATCTTCGTTTAAAGCGCAATCTTCAGTATGACCTTTAATCACGATAACCTCCACCAGCCGCTTTGTACTTCTTAGCAACAAGCTGTGCTTTACGAGCAGACCATTGCCCAGCACCTGTACCTTGAGTCGCCGCAGCTTTGACTTGAGACACAATACGTTTACGAAGACTGGGCTTTGTATAGTTACCCGCTTCGTTTACATGACCGCCTTCCGCAAATGGAAGTCTAATGCCAATACCACCAGACGAAGGAGTTGCCTTCATCCCTTGTTTGTTTAAATCAAGATTACCTGATAGATACGCTGTAACAACTGCATCCCGCATAGATTTGGGAGCATCAGGCATCAACTGACTGACTTTCTTCTCAATGCTTAATGTACCAGAGGCTCCCGCATTGCCTTTGTCATAGTTAATGCTGCCAAGGTTGAACTTAACGTCACCGCCTTCGGAGTACATGTCAACATCATCGGGGTTGTCTTTTCGTTTGACAACCCGCTTTCCCGGCATCTTAGAGGGATTGATTGCCCCCATCCCGCGAGAAGGACGCATGGTTTAGCACATCCCGCCATTTTTCATTTTGACTTGAAACGCTTTGGTTTTGCCACGTTGGGCGCAACCGTCAGCGTTTTTTACAAAACCGCCTTTTGCCATCTTAACCACTTTGCCTTGGGTCTTGCCTTTTTTTGCAATACCGTCAGCTTCGCGGGTAAAACCACCTTCAGCCATTTTTTTGACTGAACCGCCAGTTTTCATACGGGGGTCGCGCAATGCGGGATTTCCGCCTTGTGGACCATTAGTTCCGTATTTAGATTGCAAGTAAGCAATTGAATTAGGATTCATTGGAGCCGGAGCAGCGGCCATAGGAACTCCGCGACCGGAGTTCATAGGAGTGCCACGCATCGGTTGACCCATATCCATTCCATCTTCTGGCGAACCGCCATAACGCATTCTTTTCACTTTACCACCTTTAGCGTGTTCAACAACAAACTTACCCTGATTTTTCTTTCTTTCTCTCCAATCAAAAGGCGGAGAATTAGATTGCTCATCTAAAGCATCTGCTCTTCCTTGGGCATTGCCTCGACGAATGGATGCGCGGAAACTTTTTAAAGCATCACCAATTTCTTGGCCCATCGACTTTTGACCAGCGTACAGGTCACTAGTCGTTGGGGCTTTCCGCATTTGCTCAGTCATTGCGGTTGGCTTTTTGCGAAGAACTTCTTCTTCTGCGTCTCTAAGAAGCTTCTCAGAATCAATCCTCGCGGGAACCTTGCCTTTTGCAGGAGCAGCAGTAACGCTCTTGGTTTCTTTGGTTTCAGAAACCGTCACCGGCTTATTGCTGCGCTTTGCTGGTTTTTTGTTTACAGCAGAAAACCCACTGTCTTCATAAGGAGTTTGGCCGAAGCCCGCTGCCCCGGTTGTAACTTTAGGACCACGTTGTGATTCGTAACCAAAATCTGTTTCGCCTTGGTTTACATTACTTGTGTACTGAGGACCTTTAGTAGTTCTATCCATCGCAGCGGCATCGTCACGTTCTACTGAATCGCTGAACGAAGTATCGTCACTTTCGCGCCGGGTGCGTGGCGATTGATTGCTGGGCTTAGTAATACCAAGCGGAGGACGAGGCTTGTAAGTATCGCTTTCGGTTGGCTTGGCTGTGCGGTCAACATCACGCGAACGGTCAATAGGGGCAGCTTCTTCTTTGTCGCCAAACCCGAAGAAACCTTTAATCCGTTTCAGATTCTCTGCGCCATTCTTTGCGTAGTTTTCGCGGTCTGTGTCGCTCAATTCAAACGGGTCGCCCATGCCACCACCGGCCATGCGACGAACGCGACCGCCAGCTTTCATGCCCATCATTTGTTTTTTGTCTAAAGCCTTGTCTGCTTTAGAGCCTTCTTTCATGCCTTTCTTCTCAATGTCTTTGCCAGACTTTTCAAACATTTTCATTTTAGAAGCCATATCACCACCGCGTTTAAATGTTTTGCCTTTGTCGGCTGCTGCGTAATCTTTGCCCACAGATTGAGGGATGTGAACTTTCTTAGCAAAGGAAGGCGAATGGGCAATCGCTTCCATAAAATTATGCTGTTTTTTTGAGTGACTAGGCATGTTTTTCTACCAGTTTATCTAGTTTGACTTCAAGTCTGTCAAGTCG